GTGACTTCCTTACTCAGTGCAATCAATCACTTGCTTAATTGTCGTGGTGATGTGATTCGCCTCGGTAGCGGTGAATGATCGTCAATAAAAAAACATTGGCCGACATCATGGGTGTGTCGGAGCGCACGCTGACCGAATGGCAAGACGGCGGCATGCCGATCATGAGCGTGGGCGGTCGTGGTATTGAAAACCAGTATGAAACCGAAGTGGTGATCGACTGGCGTATCAATCGCTCGCTGGCTGGCGCGAAGAAAGAAACCGAGCGTGAGCGCCGCGACCGACTTGAATCCGATTTGCTAGAGCTGCGCATCGCTGAAAAGATTTCCGGGCTGATCCCTGCCGATGTGCAGGAGGGATTGTGGGTTGGCGCGATCTTGGCGGCGCGCGCCGCCCTTCGTGGCATCCCCGACAAAATAAAATCCGACATTGACGCCAAGCACGGCACCAATATCGACATCGCCCCCCTCATCGCGATGGTGGACGAAGCGATGCAAAAATTATCCGAGACCACTTACAGCGAAGAGGAAAGCCCCACCGTGATGGATTATGAGGCTGACGACGCGTGAACGCCGTAGCGCCGCTACCGCTGAGCGTTGATGTCGTCGAGAAGTATAAGCTCAGGCTCACGGCGGTGCGCGCGCTCAATCGCGCCTGGAAGAAATGGGCGCCGCCCGAGAAGCTATCTCTGCAAGACTGGGCCGATAAGTACCGCTATCTGGCGCCGGAATCATCCGCCCGCCCTGGCAAATATTCATCGGCCGTCACACCCTGGATCAGGCCGATACAGGCGTTGTTCGATAATCCCAATATTCACAAAATCGTATGCCGCAAATCGGCGCAAGTGTGTTGGACCGATGGCATTGTCAACAACTTCATCGGCCAGCGCGTTGACCTTGACCCTTGCGCCATGGTCATCATGTTCGCCAAGGTCGACGCCGGGAAGGAATACCTCACCGAGAAATTCATCCCCATGGTGAGGGTGACGCCAAGGCTCACCGAGAAGATAGACGTGACCACCGCGCGCAAGAGCGGCAACCGTTGGAACTTTAAAAAGTTCCCTGGCGGCTTCTTGAAAATCGTCGGCTCGAATTCGCCCAACTCGGTTAAATCCACGCCAGCGCCCATTGTCATCGTCGAAGAGCCAGACGACGCCAACACCAACATTAAGGGCCAGGGTGATTCCATCCGTCTGCTTGAGGAGCGCATTAAGAGTTTTCACAACTACAAAATCATCTATGGTGGCACGCCGACGATAGAAGGCTTGTCCGAGATTGACTTCGCCTATCAAAACTCAGATCAGCGTAAATTCTTCGTGCCATGCCATGATTGCGGACAAACGCACGTGCTCAGTTTCGACAACCTTAAATGGGACGAAGACGAGAGCGTCAATCATGAGGTCTATGGCCACGCACTGCCCGAAACGGCCTACTATTCCTGCCCGCATTGCGGCTCAATCTGGAGCGACGCGCAGAAAAACAAGAACGTAGAGCGTGCCGAATTGCTGCCCACGGCGGACTTTCACGGCACGGCCGGTGTTGAAATGAACGAATTAATAAGCAACTTCCCCGGATCGCGCCTCAATAATTTGGCGCAAAAGCTCATATCAGCGCAGTACAAGGCCAGGCAAGGTGACTACAACAGCCTCATCGCCTTCACCAATAGCAGCATGGGCATGGCCTATCGTTTTGGTGGCAGGCAGTTCGACAAAGACGAATTGGCCAAGGAAAAAGAAGAGCACTATGAAGAGGGCGTTGTTCCACGTGAAGCGCTGATACTCACTGTCGGCATCGATATACAGCACAATCGCTTCGCCGTTATCAAGCGCGCGTGGGGTCGGGGTGAAGAGTCATGGCTGGTCTACTGGGGCGAGATATTCGGCACCATCACCGACAGTAGCGACCCGTCGTGGGACGAACTAGAGCGCTTCGTATTTCGCGGCCATCGCCATGAAAGCGGCGCCGAGATATTCGCCGAGGCCATCAGCCTCGACACCAGCGACGGCGTCACCTCCGATATCGCTTACGCCTGGGTGAGGCGCATGAACAAAAAATACAATGGCCGAACCGTTATGGCCATCAAGGGCGCGTCCGATGACGCCAAGCGCGAAATTTTCACCCCACCCAAAACGTCGGTGGACAACCGCACGCCCACCAAGGCCTCGCGCTACGGCCTGCGCATTTACAGTGTGGGCACGAACAAAGCGAAAGATTTGATACTAGGCTCAGACAACGCCCACGGCCGCCTGCGTCTGCCTGGCAACGGCCCAGGCCGCTTTCACATCTATGCCGCGGTGCGCGCCGATTATTGGACGCAGATCACCGCCGAGGTCAAAGCCCCCAGCCGCCGCCTGCACGGCCGCATGGTCTACCAAAAAAAGGCGGGCGTGCCCAATGAGGCATTGGACTGCGAGGTGTACGCACTGCATGCCGCGCGCGCCATCAAGGTTCACCTCATGAGCCCTGCGCAATGGGACGAGCTGGAAAAGCGCCTATTACAATCAGACCTGTTTAAGACTGGCGCCGCGGCTCTGCCGCAAACAACGCCAGAAGACACCGCGCCACCGCGCGCCCCGCGTGAAATCGTTTCGGAGGATCCATGGCTGAGATAGACGATGATGATATTCTGGAATTCATTCAGTGCGAAACCGAAACCACAGCCATGCGCTTCGGCATCAAATCCGCCGTGGCCAGCGACATCGCCCGCACACTTAGCGAGATAGTGCGGCAGCGTTATTCTGGCGAACTCACGTATATTCGTAAAACCAACCGCACCGCAAAAAATGAGCTGCGCCGCGCCGTCATGGCCGATTTTAACGGAAATAACCATAATGCGGTTTGTGTGAGGCACGGCATCAGCCCCAGCACCCTTTATCGCTTCATGAGAGACTGTAAAACAGCGGAGACAAAACAGGCCAAGCGCCAGGCACGCCGCGCCGCCGTGCTCGCCGAGTTCAATGGGTTCAATCATGCTGAAATTTGCGATAAATACCACATCAGCGAGCGCTTGTTGTATCGTTATCTTCAAGAGCTGGATACAAAAAGCCTTAAGCGGTCAAAGCGCCGCGCGCGCGCTGCGGCGGTGCTGTCGGATTTAGGACATGAGGCCCCTGAAGCGGTCTGCGACAAGCACGGCATCAGCCGCAGTACGTTAAGCCGGTACAAGAAAGAAGACGGGAATTAGCGAGGTGAGCATGAAAAGCGACGAAGTGGAATTATTACGCATATTACAACAAAAACAGTGCAGCGGCGGCGACACTATTCTGCCGTACAAAATCGCGCATTCACTAGGCATGAACGAAAAAAGGGCAGAATATATTTTCTTAAAGTGGACCGGCAAGGGCTGGTATGACTATGGCATACATTGTGGGCAGGATGGCTTACACCTGCTGGCGCCGCAGCACGCAGGGATAGCAATCCTCGCCTAAAACTGCCAGTTTTTATATTTTATGCACCGCCGCCGCCTGAATATAGGTGGCATGGATGCAGCGCTACTCACTCTTGATTTACCCACCCTTAAAGCCCGGCTTGCCGAGGCTGTGGCGGCGATGCACGCGCTGGCCATCGGCGCGCGCGAGGTGTCGGTGGCGAAAAATGATGTGCGGGTGCAGTACAACGAGCTAAACAAAACCGCATTACAGGAATACATCGGCCAGCTCAATGCAGCGGTACGTTACAAGGAAGTCGGCGCGCCGCAGCGCGCGCCGATTTATATCACGCTTTAATGGCGGCTTCCTTGACAAAACCGAGGGTGCGCGTCGCGGCCGTGCTTGAGGCCGTCAACCGCGACTTGACGGCGCACAGCGGTGCAGATTTAAACGACCGCACCATGGCGAGCTGGAACCCGCCGGCGGGTTCGGCGGATTCAGACCTGATAGGCGAACTCGATGTGTTAGTGCCGCGCTCGCGCGACCTGGCGCGCAATAATGGCATCGCCGCTGGAGCGATGCAGACCTACCGCGACAACATCATTGGCAATATTCTTCGCCTTTCCAGCAAGCCCGACTATCGCCTATTGAATCAAGACCCCGCCTGGGCGCGCGAGTGGGGAAATAACACCGAAGCACACTTCGCAAGCTGGGCCAATAGCACGGAATGCGACGCGGGCCGCACCCTGGATTTACTCGGCCTCGCCCAGCAAGCGCTGGGCGGCGCCATGCTCAACGGCGAGGCGCTGGCGATTCCGTTGTGGCTGCCGCGTGCCAACTCCAAATGGTCCAGCCGCTTGATGTTGATCGAGGCCGACCGCCTGGCGACACCGCCCGGCATGGAGACGCGAAAAAACATGCGCGGCGGTATCGAAATCGATAAATACGGCGCCCCGCTGGCGTATTGGATACAAAAAGATCATCCAGGCGATACCTACGGCGGTTATGGCCGATTTTCGCCCTCGCCGGATAATTGGCAGCGCATCCCGGCCTTCACCGCTTGGGGCCGCCGCCGCGTCATTCATCTGCACGACAAAGAGCGCACCGGCCAAAGCCGAGGCAAGCCCATCATCGCCTCGGTGATGCGTGAATTCAAAATGGCGGGGCATTACGCCACCACTGAACTGCAAGCGGCCGTCGCGAATTCACTGATCGCCGCCTTTCTTGAAAGCAACCTGGATCAAGAGTCAACCGCTACATTGTTTGGCGCCGACCCCAGCGGCGCGTGGAACGCCGCCATGGGTGAATACCGTGCCTCGCTTAAGGGTGGCGCCATCATTCCCCTGCCAGTCGGCGCCAAGCTGTCGAGCCACACGCCCGGCCGACCCAATGCCGCCTTCGAAGGTTTCATGGAAGCCGTGTTTAGGCACATCGGCGTGGGCCTGAATCTGCCCTATGAACTGCTGATGAAGGACTTTAGCAAAACCAATTACAGTAGTGCGCGCGCATCGATGCTGGAGGCCTGGCGCTATTTCAACGGCCGCCGCTCATGGATGGTGCGCTTTTTCTTGCAGCCCATATACGAGTTGTGGATGGAAGAGGCGGTGAGCCTCGGCCAAATCGACGCGCCTGATTATTACCAAAACCTCTACGCCTACCAGCGCTCGCGCTGGATATTCGCCGGGCGTGGCTGGGTCGATCCCGTGAAAGAGGCGGATGCAGCGGGCATACGCATGGATAAAGGCCTATCGACGCTGGAGGCGGAATGCGCCGAGCAGGGGTTGGATTACGAAGAGGTGATGGAGCAGCGCGCGCATGAGCAAATGTTGAAAAACAGGCTAGGGCTCGTCGATGTCGCGCCCTCCGCCTATAACGCCCCCGCCGCGAAAGTGTACCCATCGGACGAACCCACCAGCCCGGCCGACGCGCCAGCGCAGCCGAATAAGGACGCCGCATGAATACCCGCTATCCCCATCTAGCCGCCAAAATTTATAACACCCCGCTGATGCTGCACCCGGAAAAGGCCGAGGTGATCGAAGCAGTGTTGCGCGGCCACGCGCTGGGCGCGCCGCCCGCGGTCGAGGCCGCGCTGTACCGCGATGCCGCCGAGCGTAAAAGCTACGCCGTCAGCGCCGGAGGCGTGGCCATGATCCCCATCACCGGCACCCTGGTCAATCGCGCCTCGGGCATGGACGCGCTCTCGGGTCTCAGCAGCTATCAAACCCTGGGCGCACAGCTCCATGCCGCGCTGCAAGACCCCGCCGTGGGCGCGGTGGTGCTGGCGGTGGATAGCCCCGGCGGCGAAGCGAACGGCGTGTTCGACATGGCGGCGAAAATCACCGCCGCCCGCGGGCAAAAACCCATTCACGCCATGGTCGAGGGCGACAGCTACAGCGCCGCGTATGCGCTCAGCAGCGCGGCGGATAAAGTGTTCGCCACCCGCACCAGCGGCATCGGCTCCATCGGCGTCATTGCCATGCACATGGACCAAAGCGCCAAGCTCGAAAAATCAGGCATCAAATACACCGCCATCATCGCCGGTGAGCGCAAGGCGGACATGAGCAGCCACCAAGCGCTCAGTGATCGCGGCCGCGCCAGCATCCAGGCCATGGTCGACGATATGTATGGCCTCTTCACCCAATCCGTCGCCACCACGCGTGGGCTGAGTGAGCAAGTGATACGCGACACCCAAGCGGGCGTGTTCACCGCGCCCGAGGCGCAAAAGCTCGGCCTCATCGATGGCATATCCACCCTGGAGGCCGTAGTGGCCGACCTGGAGCGCGGCATCGCGCAAACAAAATTCAACCCGCGGGCGAACGCCCGCACTCAATCCCAAAGGAGCAAAGCCATGTCAAATGAAAATCGTCTAGGGACGAGTGCGGACGACGCGCCCGTCATCACCCAAGCCGAGGTCGACCGCGTCCGCGCCGAGGCCGAAGCCCAAGGCGCGCGCAGCGGCGCCACCGCCGAGCGCGCCCGCATCGCCGCCATTTACGCACACCCCGAGGCCGCAGGCCGCGAAGAGCAGGCCAGCGCCATGGCGCTGGAAACGGATTTGAGCGTGGAGGCCGTCGCCAAGGTGTTGGCGAAGTCGCCCAAGGTGGCCGCCGTCATCAACCCGCTGGCAGCGGCCATGACCGGCGTAGGTAATCCGGCACTGGCCCCCGAAGCCGGTGATGCCGGTGAGGATCAAGGGCAGGACGAAGCGGCAAAAATCGTCTCACTGTTTCAGCCGCGCGCGCGCCGCTAAGCGCACACCCTATCAACTTCAACGGAGGATCGAACCATGTCGGCATCTTTTTCAAGCGCCAGCTTTAGCCATGACAAGCTCGTCGCGGGCAATGCGCATTTATTGGTAGCGAAAAGCATCACCCTTATTTCAGGTCAAAACCTCACGCGCGGCGCGGTGCTGGGCAAGATCACCTCGGGCGGTAAATACAATCTGAGCCTGTCCGCCGCCGCCGATGGCTCGCAAACCCCCGACCTGGTGCTGGCCGAAGACTGCGACGCCAGCGGCGGCGACAAAACCGCTTTGGCCTACAGTCGCGGTGATTTCAACATCAACGCGCTCACCATCGGTGCATCGCACACCGCCGCCAGCATCGCCGAAGGTCTGCGGGCCAAGGGCATTGTGTTGGTGCCTGCGCAAGCGGCATAGGGTTTTTTTCATTTAGCTACCGCCTCGGCCTCGCGCCCGGCATCAGTCTCAAAAAAAGGAGAGCACCATGGATTTATTTTCAACCAACACGCTGCGCGGCGTCGTCGAATCGTTGACCTTGCC